TAGTCACGTTGCCTCCAATCGTCTCTTTTTTCATGATTAAACCAATCTGCAATCTCATCAGCAGATCCAAATCCCGTCTTATAATTGGATGGATCGGGATCTCCTAAACCCATCCTATTCATAAAATCATCCAAACTACCTTCTTCAATCTGTTGTGTTATTTGGCGTCTAGCCATCTTTAACATCTCATTAGCAGTTGTATTTGCCTTAGCAAGTTTATTTGCCCAAATCATATCAGACAACTTTACTTCTTCACCATTAGCAATACATTTACAGATAAACTCCAGTCGTAGACGGTATTGTGTAGACAGCATAAATCTAAATCACATCTTGATTATTTATCATCGACCCTTTTGACCAATTTTTTGCCGGGTTTTTTTCCCGACTTTTTTTGAAACTAAAAGGTCGATTTCGTTTTGACAAAAAAAAGGGGGATCTTTTTTTAGACCCCCCTTTATATTACATCTCTTCGTTAGCAAGTTGGTCGAAGTAATCATAGTTTTTATTCGACTCATCAGTTCTAAGGAAAGGAGAACTTGACGTGATATCAGGATCATTAAATCCAGAGTTCAATGTACTCAATTCTTCTTTCATTGCAGCAGGAACAGCACTTGGCATGTATGCTACCTCTTCATCAATAACCTCTTTAGAAATTGGTCGGTTGCTATTTAGCACAGCGTTAAGACGTGCTCCAAGTTCAGCATACGTTTTAAAGTGCTTGCCATTAGGGTCAGTAAACTCACTCAAATCATGCATCTGATTGAAGATCTCCCTCAATTTTTCTGTAGGGAAATCACCCAGTTTTCCCTGTGGAGCAAACACAGAAGAATCATAATTCCAGAAACCTGCAACCTTCTTAATGCGAAGATGGAAATCAGCACCATTCCAAAGATCAAAAGGATCAATTGATTCTACACCTTTAAAATCAGGTTGTACTAGTGCAAGAATTTTATCGTGAATTTTCTTACCATACTTATAAAGGAATACTTTACCTTCGTTATCAGGATTAGCACGATCCTCAATAACATAGATGTTTGAATAGTAAGACAGTTTACGTTTCTGCTTACGTGCAACTTCTTTATCAGATTCAAGACCACTATTCCAAAGAGAACGATTCAGTTCTGCAATAGGATCGGTCTGTCCAAGAGTAGTAAGAGAGTTCTCAATATACCATCCACCAGGACCTTTAAATGCATGACTCCAGACCTTTGCCCAAGGCATTGCATCTTCATCTGAGATAGGAAGGAATCGAATAACTGCACTACCAACATCATCTTTACCCATCTGAGGTTTCCAAAGACGATCATCGATATAACCTGATTTACCTTCTTTGCTTAACTCTGCATTCAATTTGTCAAGCAGTGAAGTTTTACTCTTCAGTGATTCAAAAGACATTTAAATATTCTCCGTATTGTTTGGATTGTTTGGTTTGTGTCATATTGACTGTATTATCATACCATATGAAGTGGGTCTTGTCAACCCTCTTCGCTTTCAAAGGCATCTCTCAAGGAATCGACTGCTTTTTTGGCAAGATCGAAAATCTCAGGACCAACATTTTGTGAGGGAATTCCCATTTGCTTCGCAGCAACTCTAAAGTTTTCCTTCACCTGTTGACTATCATCATCATTTGAGAGCATGACCCTAGTATATAGAATCTTTTGTTTCTCAACAAGAGCATCCATATCGTCAAGCATTTGTTTCTTTTCTTCTCTTTCCATGTCTTCAAATTTGTACATACGAGAAACTAAAGTTTTATACAATTCATGCATTCTCTCTGCTTCTCTACGCACAATCTCAGATGAGAATAAATTTGAATCATTCATAAATGTTCTACCACTAATGCCTTTGCTTTTGATGTGTCGAAGTTAACAAATGGATCATACTTTTTTAAGATTTTTGACATTCGTTTCCAAATGACATCATCCCCAATAATTTTATCGTATTGATTAGAAAACCTCGTCAATCTATTTAACAATACAAATGTTTCTAACATAATATGACCACCTAGAACCATTCTAAGTGCTTTTGAATGTGTTCCTTTCGTACACTGCAAGGCATTGTTAAGTGTTTCACATTCATTCACAAGATTTTCTAGATCAGATTTGAACAAGTATGTAATACTTTGTTGGCGTCTTCTCCACTCGTTCAAATTCTCAACATCCATATTTTTAATATAGAAATTTGAATTGACAATAAAATTAGAAACAAAAAATTCAACGACATCTTTTTCTTTATATTGAGAACCTAGGCGCTCAAAGAAATATATATCGTTACGTTTGTTAAATGTTTCTGGGGTAACTCTATTTAAGTTGTTACCATAACGAAAATAATCGTACCTATCCGTTGTAAAATGAGTTTTAATTGCAACGTAAGTACGATAAACTTCAAAAGCAGACATAATTAAATAGGAAGTACACCTCTAGTGGTTTTCTTAATGTAGTTGAGGCGTGTTGCCTCTGCTTTAATCTTTTCCTTCAATGAGGGTGCGATTAACTTTACAACTGTCTCAACTTCAAGGTCTTTTGCATCGCAGAAATCTACGATAGCATCAATGTAGTTAATACTTTTGTTACTGTCTTTCACAATGTTCTCAATTGCCATTGAAAACTTGTTCTTATCCATAAAGTTATCATCAATTAATTGATCAATGTTTTTGTCAGATTTGGTGGGCATCTTTGTACTCTGCAATGTAATCTTTTAGCAGAGGCACGTAATCTTCAGGATTCTTTATGAATACTTGAATGTCACCTGTCTGGCAAGTAATTAGTGTAACAATTTGTTCCACTTTAATTCCAGATCGTTCTTCATACATCTTAGCATACCCTGTCTCTTGAACAAAGTAACTCTCAATCCAAGATTCTTTCTTCTCTTTACCGGAAGTTTTGAAATCTATGATCGAGAGTTTGCCGTCAAACTCAGCAATGCAGTCAACTCTTCCAGCAATCCCAAACTTGTGACTGTATAAAGGTGCCTCTTGAAAGTGGATATTATTAATACGATTGAACATGGACTTACCCTGTTTGAAAAGTATTAATGCAAGATACTTATCTTTGTACCTTTTTAAATCAAGATTATTGTTTAGATAATCTTCCACCATACTATGTAGTGAGGTTCCAACAGTTGCTGCTCTAGTGGATATTTTAGTTGCCTCTTCATTACCTACTCTTTTCCTCCATTCTACAATGGATTGACGTTTGCGATAAGAACAAATGGTAGAGATAGATGGGTAATCCTTCTCACCAACAGCATAAACTCTTTTTCCACTAGATGCAGTAGTCGCCTTGATGTCCTCAAGAAGGACACCCATATCAACATGAGTAAACATTAACCAAATCCTAAATGCATTTTACTAAGAATGTAAGAACGGATAAGACCACTTCTTACAATGTCATCAGTGCCAAATTCAACACTAGTAAACTCTTCCATAACCTCAAGAATTTTCATAAAGTCAAGAATACCATTACGTTCATTCGTTTTAACAAGATCAGTTTGCATAACATCACCGGCAAAAATGATCTTACAGTCAGTACCAACACGTGTAATGATAGAATCTAACTCATGGAAGTTAAGATTTTGACACTCATCAACAATAACAATAGCATTGTTAAGTGTCGTGCCACGGAGAAAAGATGTGCTCCAGAAAGATATAGTTTCTTGTGCCTTTAGATTATCATACAGCATGTTGTATGCCGGATCATCAGGCATCTTAAACATATGTTCAACCATATTCTTATAGGGTATCTGATACAAGTTTGACTTGTCTTCATGATCTCCTGGAAGAAATCCAATCTCTCTCGTAGGGACAAGAGAACGAACCATGTAAAGTTTTTCATATGGAGATGTTCCTGAAAGAATCTCCTTCAATGCCATATACATTGCAATGAACGTTTTACCTGTACCTGCACAACCATAGAGAAAAAGGTTTTTACCGTTATCGTAAGCATCAAATGCAAGTGTTTGATTTTCAGTTAATGGAGTGATCTCATTTAAGTGATCACCATTAATTGGTTTCCTACGTCTCATTTGTTTTGGAGTGCTATTAACAAAGTCGAACTGAATGTCCTTCCTTTTTCTTGACATAAGGGTTAATGGGTATCAATGTTTGATCTAATGTTTGCTTTTTTGATAGATTTCAGAACATCTCTGAAACCGTCAGGAACTTTGTTCCTGACGCCAGCATCAGCAACAAGACCAGGAAATGAATCATGGTACTGTTCGAGATGTTGGTTATCATCTTTGTATTTATCGAGAACAGTGAAACTCATACGAACTTCAGTGATCTCTCCAGTGTCTTTATTCCTGAACTGGTACGTCGGCATCGCCTTCCCCCTCTTTTGTTTTATTAAATCCAAAAGGACCTGCTGATTTTTCTTCTAGTGCTACCTTTAATGCAACACCACCGACTGCCTCCATACATTTAAGAATGTCTTCGGTCTTAGCACCTTCACCAAGTTCTTTGGCAACGTACCAATACTTTGGCCAGAATGTTTCTCCTGCCCTTTGGTAATCATCAAGTGTTAGTAGTTTCATGTTTTGTCCATCCTAATGCTTCTGCGACTATTGGAAATTGACCTGCAAATAAACACTTACATTCATTTGCAATGTCCATGTGTTCTTTCTGTGTTCCATTAGCGGAACGCAGATCGATGTAATGAATCCATGACCGAACTGATCCCGTCATGTAAATTTTGGTGGGAACTGCCAAAGGAAGTACAAAACGAGCACATTCTTTTGCAATACCTTGAGCAAGCATCTCACGATAAAGATCCATACCTTCAGCAAAATAGTTTTGCATTGCCATTTCAAATCTTTGCCTAGTAAAGGCATCGATATCATCGATACTATTCTGCCTGTTCTTTGTATCCTGACGACGAAGTTCTGGTAGAGGAATGACATCCGTCAACATAGAACTGTCAGCATACCGTTGTGAGAATTCTTGATAAGTGAAACTTCGATGACGTAATATCTGTGCCGCCAGTCCCCTGGTGGTCTGGATCTCAAGCGTCATGTATGCCTGCTCAAAGACGCTCCAGTGGTTGTGTTTGATGCAATAGGATAAAAGACCAGCAACCTTTGGATTGTCTTGATTGTTAGGGTTGCTCACCCTTGCCACATACCCCATGTGTGCTTCAGCATCTGGGGTAACACTAATAACTTTAACCTGCATAATATGCTAAAAAATACTTTACAATACCAGACGAACTGACGTGTCCTTGAGAGACCCAATCATGACAGCAATTTTGAATACTCTCCATGCTGTGTATCGGTTCTCCATTTTCCTTGGTCAAACCACCATACTTATTAAGAAGAATGGTGTAGACCTGTTGGCGTAGTTCCATACGCTCTTCGTTGTAGCGCCAATCAGTGCTCATTTTTTTTCTTTTTTAGGTTTGTTACCCCAAAGTTTCGGATTAACCATACCATACATAGTTTCCATTGTCAAGATTTTACCCCCTAATGGTTTGAGAATATCATGATAAGCATCAAACACTTTAACGTTCTTAGGACCACCTGCATGATCATAATGAACTTCGCCATCGATCTCATACACTACTAACACAGCATTATATGGCCAATCTTTTTTGTTAATAGTTTTAGGATCGCAATCATGAGAAAAAACTACTACATCATACTTAGATCTTAGTAGTTTTTTATCAGCGTCTGTTAGATTGAAATTCATCGATGAGTTCTCGGATTCGGTCTTCACAGAATCCTGGATTTGATAGGGTGACTCTGTGGAAAGTTTCTCGGTCATTCTGTTCCTCCTGTATGCACTTTTTAATCATGTAAATCACTCGTTGTTCATTGACAATGTTGACCACTCATACACTCCATACAATTTCAGGAAATGCTTCCTTCACTACTGCATGAGTAACTCTGAATTTTGTTTGAAGGAGTTTATCTTTTGCAAGACAAACAATCTCTGCCTCAGATTCATGCAGACCTTCTAAAAGTTGAATGAATAGTTGCTCTCTCTTAGTACGAGAAAGATGATTTGCACCTTTAATAAATCTCCAAAGATTACGATACTCTCTTTCTAATACAGTATGCTCTGTACCGATGGGAGCATCATTTTTATTGAAGGGTACATCTCCTTCAGGTAGATCTGATTGTATAGCAGAATCAAAATTCCATTTCAGAACTGATCGAAGTGCTTGAGTACTATTAGATTGAAGAATTTTAATCTTTTCAGTTTTTGTTTTGGCATTAGATGCCTTTTTGATAACTTCAGAAATCAAAAGTTTCATAAGAAATACAAATAAGTCGTGTGTTTTAGTATTTAGTCCTCAGGAAATGGATCAGTATCAAAGGCATCTCTCTGATCAAATTCTACACTGATAAGTTTAGAAACTTGAAAAGGAATAGGGTTACCTTCTTCATCCATCATCTCTGGGTGTGGAGTGTATGCAACCTGCTCTTCTGCTTGTTCTCCGATAAGAATATCAACAAAACTAACAAAATATGAGTGAGCAAACCATCCAAATAAAAATCCAAGTAGTGTTCCACCTAGTGTGATTAGTGTAGAAAATACTAGAATAATTGAGGTTGTCATCTGTCTATCTCCGTGCTTAGGTTCAACCGATTGTTCTAATGATCCGGATCGCTTCCTCCTAAGACGCATAAACTCGTCACCTTTATTTATGGGCAACTGAAGTTCGTTTTCGTCTGTTTTTAGTTCCAGGTTTTCTTCCTGGTCTTCGTTCTTGTTCATACTTCCATGCATCTGTAAGAATTTTGTACAAATAATCTTTAACTCTACGTGCTTTTGATATACTTAGATGACCGTATGCTTGTTTAGAAATTTCATCTCCACCTTTAATGTAGAGTTCTAAATCAAACACGATACTAGATATGTTTGCCGCAGTAGAACTTTCAATAAAATCTCTAATCTCTACACGTTTAAACTCACATAGTTTTACGTAGACATAAAGATTAAATAAAAACTTTTCATTAAAAGCATCATCAATTGATTTCTCTACAAGGTAATAGAGTTCATCAGTTTCTTTGAATGACATTAGATTAAATTATTTTCTTGAAAATAATGAAGGGTATCTTTAAACCCACCGATGTGTTTAGTATTGATGGAGATCTGTGGGAAAGTAGCACCTTCACCAAACTCAGCATAGAACTGTGGTTTAGTAAAGTCCCTCTCATACTTATACTCTTTGTATTGCACGTCTAGGTTATCGAAGAGCATCTTTGCCCTATCACACCATTGACATTCATTCTTTGAATAAAGAATTACTTCCATAACCTCCTTAGGAATTACTGTAGGAATCATAGCATAAAAAAGGAGGGTCGTCAACCCTCATGTGCCTATAAATCTAATTGATAGCAACTAGACCGTGCTAAGTTTGGATTTTTCTTCAATGTCCTATGCACATGACCATGGACATCAGATTCTAAAGTGAAGTGTGCTTTAGTATGTACGAACTGAACCACAAGTAACAATCCAACAATACATAAGTTGAATCCAGTTATTGGGTGAGTCAGTATGGGTAAGATCTTTTTCACAATCATAAAAAAAGGGAACCGAAGTTCCCTATATCAAATGAAAGATCAGAAGGAGTACTTCAGACCCAACTTGGTTCCATAACCACGGTCGATGTCAGAATCACCTGAACCAACGAAGGACACTTCACCATATGCACCCAGAGCATCGGTCAATGAAAGACCGAGACCTGCCTTACCAGAAGGAACGGTGTCGCTCTCAGCACCATCAGGACTGACAACAGTAGCACCACCCTGGACATAGTATGAAGCACTCTCACCGAGTTCGCCTTCAAAACCAACGTGAAGGTCGGTGGCGGTTCCGTTGTAGTTGGATCCCGTGAAACCGGAGTTGGCTTCTACGTTAACGTAGGGACCAGCGAAAGCGGCACCAGCAGAGAAAGCAGTTGCAGACAGTGCTGCGAATACAGATTTAATCATTTTGTTTAATTACCTTTAGTTACTTGCGGAATGGTTACCCGCAGATGAATAGAGACATCGACATGTCTCGTTGTTAATTATACAATTGACACACGTAAAAATACTTATTTAAATGTGACAGTTGTAGTATATGTATACAAATAGAATACATATACATGTCAGGAGATAAACACCTGACAACGGAGAGTGAGAGAATCGAACTCTCAAGGGCTTTAACACCTCGACGCTTTTCAAGAGCGGTTCCGTCACCTATCGGATTGACTCTCCAAGAAAACTTTTTCGTTTTCATATGGTTTTGTTTGACCAGACCAGAGTTTGTATCCTTCTACAACCTCTGGTAATAACCATCTATGAACGGGAGCACATTGCTCCCAGTTGACTGGTTGAATGCAATTCATTACGACTACATTCCAGAACGCTACAAGGTGGATTAATACGCTTTGCATTGCTCATGTGGGTATGATACTACATTCAAATCCATTTGTCAACCCCCCTTAAGGTATCCATTTCTTTGTAACCACTCGCGTGTCTTTGGTGTGGGTGTATAGATCTCCCACATGGCACCACCTTCACATGCTTCGAGTGCTTCCATGGTCATGTTCTCAGTTTTACCTGCCCAGGTTGCTTCTTTCTCCCATGGCCACGCTGACTCAGGATAGGTACGTTCTACCATTTCACGCCACAGCATTGGAACATTGCCTTCAGGCATGATAAGAGCAATCATAGTATTATCAATGGTTCCTGCCATACAATCTTGTGCAGCGTGCCATCCTTCATGACGCATGACTGACATAAGAGTAGCAGGATCAAACATATATGAGTCATTCAAATAGAAAGTATTAGTTACCGTATGATAGACACCACGGTGACCTGGTGGGAAATACTTTTCATCAGCAAGATATACTTGCACGTCAATCATAGTAAGTGCATTCAACATACGTTGAAACTCTTCTGCAACTGGTGCATAATTTGATAGTGGATACTCTT